GATCAACACAAAGAATTTCTTTAAATTTAATATTCCTGGTTTTCAGTAATTACGTTTTTTATTCAAAAAAAGTTTACATTATACTTGTATTGTATTTGTATTTTAGTTTATATTTGTAGGGAATTAAGAAACAAACTAAAAAACTAAAAAAATGAGCAAAGCAACAGATTATAAAATAGAAACTTTAAACGGAGGTAAATTATTTTGTGTAAGTGATGATTACAATATGTACGGTAGTTACTACAAAACAAGAAAAGGAGCTGAAAAACAATTAGAAAAAGTTTTAAAAATGGCTGGAGTTAAATAATAAAAAAATAAAAATAAATTAAAAATGGTAAATGGATTTGAAAGAGAAACTCACGAGTTAACAGACTATGAATTAACAATGATTGAGCCAATGTTAAAAGGTCTGGAAACAAAAATTGGAGAAGAAAATTCAATAACAAATAAATTTATTAATGAAGGAATGAAAAAAGCTGGATTCAAAACGAATCCAGCAAGAATAAGAAAGTTAATTAATTACATAAGAGTTAATGGCCTTATAAAAAACTTAATATCTTCAAGTAATGGCTATTGGATTGAAAAAGATCCTGGAAGAATTGAAATTTATATTGAAAGTTTAATGCAGAGATCAAGGGAAATACAAAGGGTTGCAGAAAGTTTTAAAAAATAATTTAAAAAAAGTTATGTATTATCTGTATTGCATTAGTATTTTATATAAATTTGTAGGGAATTAAAATATTAACAATTAAAAAGTATAAAAAATGGAAACAAAATTTATAATAGAAAACATTAAAGCAGATCAATTTCGCGAATTAGCAATTGAATTAGATATTCATCCAATCGCAATAAGCGAACAAGATTTTTGGACAACATTTACTTTTATTGGATTAGATGAAATGGAGGAACATAATTTAAATATTATAGAAAGAGAATTAAATTAAAAAATAAATAAAAATGAAAGTAACAGATAAAATAGAAATAACGAACGAAGATAATATGGCTTTAATGGCAAGATACGAGGATAATTATTTTGATTTGGCAATAGTTGATCCGCCTTATGGAGGTAATGATGCAATTGATTTAAAAGATAACTTTGGAGTAAAAAAGCAAGCAACAAAGCGAACCAAATATAAGGTGTTTGAAAATACACCGCCAACAGTTGAATACTTTGACGAACTAAAAAGAGTTAGTAAGAACCAAATTATTTGGGGCGTTAATTTTTATAAGAACTATGATTTAACTGGAGGACGTTTATGTTGGGATAAAAAAGGGACTGCATTTGGCAGGGCTGAACTTGCTTATTTATCAATGACTAAAAGCGTAAATATTGTTGAGATTGTTTGGAATGGGATGTTACAATACGATATGAAAAACAAAGAAACGAGAATACACCCAACGCAAAAACCCGTAAAACTTTATGAATGGATTTTAATGAACTACGCAAAAGAAGGCGACAAAATACTTGACACGCATTTAGGTTCAGGTAGTATTGCAATAGCGTGTCATAACCTTAAATTCGATTTGACTGCTTGTGAGTTGGATTTGGATTATTATGAAGCTGCAATAAAAAGGTTAAAACAACACCAACAACAATTAACAATTTTTGATTTAGGAGTATCAGTAAATAAGTAATAAAACAAAAGCGTAATAAAAATGAAAGTACCTTATCAAATTAGAATTGAGCCAGAATTATTAAAAGAGATCCAGGCAAAAGCAAAGAAAAATTATACAAGTGTAAACCACGAAATAAGAGAATCAATTAGAAAACACGTTAAGAAATGAAAGATAATGATTTAATTTGGGAAATAATAAATGCAATAGCTTTATTAATACCAACAATATTAATCTTATTATTTTTTTGGAAATGAAAGATTCAACATTTTTATTGCTTTTTGTAATGATAATATTATTGTTTTACATTGGAAATAAACACGTAATTAGCAGATCTAAGGAGGTTTTATTGTCTGATAGTTTAGTTGTATATAAAAACAATAATGATAGTCTTAAAACGGCTTATATTGATTTAAAGAAATATGCAATGGATCTGGAGGGGATTTGTAATAATTTTGAATCCAGTAAAAACGCAAAAAAAGAATATCATTTAAAAACTAAAAAAATAATAGAGTAATGAAAAAAAATAAAACAAAATGTGGCCAACCAGTTTGTCAAAATCCAGATTCTTGTATTTATCCAAGTTGTAATAAATAATTATATTTGTATTATGGAAGTAGTAGAACGAAAAATAAAGGATTTAATCAAAGCAGAATACAATCCAAGAGAATTAACGAAGGACCAGGAAAATCAATTAAAAGATTCTTTAAAAAGATTTGGAATAGTTGATCCAGTAATAGTGAATGTTAATAAGGAGAGAAAAAACATTATAATTGGAGGACACCAACGAACTAAAGTTTGGGAAATGTTAGGAAATAAAACAATTCCAACAATTGAATTAGATCTTACTTTAGAAAAAGAAAAAGAATTAAACGTTCGTTTAAATAAAAATACTGGACAATTTGATATGGACCTACTCCAGGAACATTTTAATACTGATGATTTAATAGAATGGGGGTTTGATGAAAAAGATTTAATAGAAAAAGAAATTGATGAACTTGAAGAAGGAGAAGATATAAAAATTGAAAAATCTTTACAAGTTTTACCAAAAAAAGAATATATTATTATTATTGCAGATGAAGATTCTGATGAATGGGAGGAGCTAAAAACAATTTTTTCTTGTGGCCTTGTTAGACAAGGAGGATGTAAAATTGGATCAACAAGCGATAAAGCAACAACTGGATTAGAACGAGTATTTGACCTAAAAACATTTAAACAACGTGTCGGAATTTAAAATTTGTATTCCTTCTAAAGGAAGGGCTGGATTAATTACCTCTCAAAATATTTTTAAATCTGCAACTTTATTTGTTCCAGAAAGTGAATTAATGCAATATTCGCATTATGAAAACCCAATTGTTAAAGTTCCTAATGAAGTAAAGGGTATAACTGCAACAAGAAACTGGATATTAAAAAACACAAAAGAAAACGTTTTTTTTCTTGATGATGATTTACAATATGGAGGCTATATTGAAAGAACAGATTATAAATACAAAGTTAAAAGAGTAAAAGAGGAATATATTTATTTAAGAGAAATAGAAAAACTTTTTGATGTTTGCAATCAAATGAACTCAAAAATATTTGGATTTTTTACGGTTGGTAACAATTTAACAAATTATAGTTTTAACCCTTTTTTATTTAATGGAGTTTGTTTAGGATCTTGTATGGGAATCGTTAATGATGGAACATTTTATTTTGATGAATCATACGAAGTAAAAGAAGATTATGAATTAACTTTAAGACATATAAAACAACAAGGCCTAACGGTCCGTTCAAACATATTATTTATGCAACACGAACATACTCAATTGAGAGGTGGTTGTAGAGATTCAAAAAGAATAGACAAAGAGAAGGCAGCAATAAAAAGATTAATAAAAGAATATCCTGGAATGATAAAAGAGGCTAAACATAGGGGAACTTCTTTTAGTATTCAATTAAACATATAGTTATGAAAACGACAAAAACGGACATAGTAAAAAAGAAAATGATTGAAGCTTTAGAAAAATCTTTAGGAATCGTTACAACTGCTTGTAAAATGGCTGAAATTGCAAGAAGTACTCACTATGAATGGATTGAAAAAGATCCAGAATATAAAAAGGCCGTTGAAGATATTGCAGAAATTGCAATTGATTTTGCTGAAAGTCAGTTACACAAACAAATAAAAGATGGTTTACCAGGATCAACTATTTTTTATTTAAAAACTAAAGGCAAAAAAAGAGGCTATATTGAAGCACAAGAATTTAAAGTTGATTTAGATAAAAACCTTCCTTCCTGGATGAATGAAGAATAGTAAAAATATTTTTTGTTTTTACGATGGAGGAATGTAACTAAATAACTGATAATTAAACTTTTAAAAATTGGCTGCAAATCCTAATTTTATACATTTAAAAAAGAAAATACCAACTGATAGGTATATTTTGCTTCAAGGAGGAACAAGATCTGGAAAAACATATTCAACAATTTATTTTATTATTTGGCTTTGTACTCAATATAAAGGATTAACTATTGATATTGTAAGAAATACACATAGAGCATTAATTGATACGGTCTGGAAAGATTTTAAAGATGTTTTATTAGAGTTAAACTTGTATCACCCAGATAAACACCACAAAACAGATAAAATCTATAATTTAAACGGTAATGCAATAAGCTATTATGGAGCAGATGATCCAGGTAAAATACACGGTAGAAAAAGAGATATACTTTGGTTAAATGAGGCACATCAATTTGATGAAGAAACAATTGATCAACTATTTCCAAGAACAAAATACAGAATTATAATGGATTACAATCCAGCAATGCCAACAGAACATTGGCTTGATCCATATATTGATGAATTTCCTCCATTAATTACAACCTATAAAGATAATCCATATTTAAGCATTGAGCAGATAAACGAAATTGAAAGGAAAAAAAATAATCCTTACTGGTGGAGTGTTTACGGAACCGGAGAAAGAACAAAACCAACTGGTATTATATTTAATAATTGGGAATTTGGAGAGTTTGATAATTCACTTCCTTTTATTTATGGAATGGATTTTGGATATGTAAATGATCCAAGTAGTTTGGTAAAACTTGCAATAAATAAAGATAAACTTTACACAAAAGAATTAATTTATGAAACTAATTTATCAACTGATGATTTAGATCAAAGATTAACTGCTTTAATTGAGAATAAAGAAAGTTTAATTGTTGCTGATAATGCAGAGCCAAGACTTATTTATGAACTCCAGGAAAAAGGCTGGAATATAATACCTTGTCGTAAAGGGCCAGATTCAGTTCGTTTAGGTCTGGTTAAAATGATGGATTATACAATAATTGTAGAGAAAGAAGATCGTAATATGATAAAAGAATTAAACAACTATGTTTGGAATGATAAAAAAAGTAATACTCCTTTATCTAATGGCAATGATCATTTAATTGATGCTTTGCGTTATGGATTTGAAGAAGTAGCTGGTAACAATTTTTTCTTTATTTAGCAACATTATTCTAATTTTTTACATAAATTTGATGTTTAATAATCAACATTTCAATATGAATGGGTTTAATTAATGACTTCAGAAGCTACTATAAAGAGGTAAAAGAATACCAGTTAGAAAAAAAATCTGTTCGGTTTTTAGATCAAAGCAATTCACAACCAATTTTACACCCAATCAAATTTTTATTTGGAAAAAACAAAAACCTTGTTTCTCCTTATGAACATAATACAGATGCTTATTCAGTATTAAGAAAGGTTATTGATGTTTTTAAAGGTGTTGAATGGATAGTAGAACAAAAGCAAAAAGACGGCCAATGGATTGAAGTTTATGATACTACAATAAACGATTTAATTAAAAATCCAAATCCTTCAAAGAATTACACAATGCAAGATATTGATGAACAAATGCTTGTTTATTTATTTGGCAATGGTAATTCATATTTGTATGGAGAAACATTATCTGGTAAAATTGCTGAAATAGATGTTTTACCTTCTGCAAATATTCAAGTAAAAACCAGTCAAAACTTTTTCCTTCCAAATCCAAGATATAAATTTGAAATTGATGGAACTAAAAGAACATTTGCTGCTGAAGAATTAGAGCATACATTAATGTTTAATCCTTCTTATAGTACGATCCAAGAATCATATAATGGATTAAGTGTTTTTGATGTTGCTAAATATGTTATTGAAGTTGGAAATGATAAATGGGAAGCAGATGCACATTTATTAAAGAATAGAGGAATTGTTGGTATGATTACAAATAAAGGTAATAGGCCAATGGTTGAAAGTGAAGCGTTAAAAATCCAATCTGCTTATGATCGAGATAATTCTGGAACAAAAAACTTTGGTAAAATTAGAGTTACAAACCAGGATCTATCATATATTCAAATGGGAATGAGTGCAACAGATCTTGAATTGGTTAAAAAAGGAGTGATAACATTACGTGCAATGTGTAATGTTTTTGGCCTGGATAGTTCATTATTTAATGATCCAGATAATAAGACTTATAACAACAGAAAAGAAGCAGAAAAGGCTATGTACACAAATGTAATTATTCCTTTAGCTGAAAAAATAGCTTATAAGCATACAAAATTCATAGCAGAAAATCATTATCCAGAAGGTAATTATAGAATTAGAAAGAACTTTGAATATGTTTCTGCTTTACAATCTGATTTAAAAGAAGAAGCAGAGAAGGACAAAATAGTAATGGAAGGAGTTAATGTTGTTTTAAATATGCCTATTAGCCAAGAAGCAAAGATAGAAATGTTAAAAGAACATTATCAAATAAGTGAAGATATTTTAAATAAACTAACAATAGAAAATAATGAGTAATTTATTCCAAACAAAAAATATAGCTTTTGAAATAAAGGATCTTGATACTGCTGGAAGAAGGGTAACTTTTGCAGCAGCTTCTTTTAATAATGTAGATTCTGATAATGATGTAATTACTTTTGGTGCATTTAGTAAAAGCATAAAAGAAAGAGGTCCAGAAAGTCCAAGCAATAGAAAAATTAAGTTTTTAAGATACCACGACTTTGAACACGAAATTGGACTGATCAAATCAATGCAAGAAACTTATGATCATTTAGTAATTACTGCTGATTTAGGAAGATCAACAAAGGGCAATGATGCTTTTTTAGATTACCAAGATGGAATTATTACAGAACATTCAATTGGCTTTATGTTAGTTCAAGATAAAATTAATTTCCTGGATTCTGGAATAAGAGAATTAAAAGAGGTTAATTTAATGGAAGCTTCGGCAGTTACATTTGGAGCAAATTCAGAAACACCAGTTTTTAGCGTTTCAAAAGGTAATGAAACAGAATACCTGGAGAAGCTTAATAACCAGGTAAACGGTTATTTAAATGCTTTAAAAAATGGTAAAGGAACTGATGAAAGATTAGAACAAATAGAAAATAATTTACGAGTATGCCAACTCAAATACAACAATTTAATTAATTCACTTAAAGAAGGTAAGCCGTTTAATGATAACACTAACCAGAATAAGCCGAATGAAGCTAAAGAGTTTTATTTAAATCTATTGAAAAAATAATAATAATAATTAATAAAAACAGAAATGGAAAAATTCGAAGAAAAATCTGCTGAAGTTTTAGCAAAAATGACTGCTGAAGAATTAGCTGGTTATTATAATCAAAAAAATGCTTTTACTTCAGAAGAAATTAAAGCGTTAAAAGAATCTGCAAAAACTTCTAATGAAGTAGCAGAAGAACTTAAAGTTAAATTAGCTACTTTAGAAGCAGACAAGATCGAGCAATTAAAGTCTTTAAATGAAACTTTAAAGCAACACGGAGTTGCAATTAAAAAATTAACAGAGCAAGAAAAATCTGATCGTACTGAAAAAGGAGAAACAATTTTTGATTCTCTTAAAAAACACGTTGATTTATTAACAGAAATGAAAGAGGACAGAAACAAATCTGTTAGCTTTAAAGCTGCTGCTCCAATGTTAATTTCAACAAACGTATCTGGAGGTAATGTACCAGTTGAACAAAGATTAGCTGGAATTAATAATATTGCTTCAAGAAGAATTAGACTTTTTGATATTGTTTCAAGAGGAGCTGCTGAATCTAATGTTATTTCTTGGGTTTACCAGGCTAACAAAGATGGAGCTGCTGGAGGAACTGCTGAAGGTGCATTAAAAAATCAAATTGATTTTGATCTTGTTGTTAATTCTGAAACGGTTAAGAAAAGAACTGCTTATATCAAAATATCTAAAGAGATGTTAGGAGATATTTCTTTTATGGAAACTGAAGTTAACAATGAGTTAATGAGAGAATTGGTAAAGGATGTGGAAAACCAAGTTTATCAAGGAAATAATACTGGATCTAATATGAATGGTATTAGAACGGTTGCTACTGCTTTTGCTGCTGGAACATTTGCTGCTTCAGTTGACAATGCAAACATTGTTGATGTATTAAGAGTTGCAATGAACCAAGTTAAATTAGCTGATCAAGATGGAGTTAATTATATCTTAATGAATCCTTCAGATGTAACTTCTTTAAAACTTGTAAAAGTTGGATCTACTGATGACAGATACATTGATCAATTACAATTAGTAGCTGGACAATTATCTTTAGATGGAGTAAACATTATTGAATCTACATTGGTTGCACAAGATGATTACCTGGTTGGTAATTTCGATCTTGCTACAATTTATGATAGAGGAATGGTTGAAATGTCTGTTGGTTATGAAAATGACGATTTTACAAAGAATTTAGTTACAATTTTAGCTGAATGGAGAGGTCTTGTTGTTGTTAAAAACAATGATAGAACTGCTTTTGTAAAAGGAGATTTTACAACTGATAAAGCTGCATTAGAAACACCTTAATTCTAATTGACTACCTGGAGCCTATAACGAAAGTTATGGGCTTTTGGTGGTATAAAACCTTATGTTATGGCAAAGAAACAACCAACAAAAAAGACAATCGAAGCAAAATCTGAAAAAGTTGAAATAGCAGAAACTAAAAAAGCTACTCCAGAAAAAGAATTTAATGGTTATATTTTAATTGATGGAAAAGCTTATAGAGTTTCAAAAGCTAAAGCTGATGAATGCGTAAAAAGAGGAATTGCTAAATATCAATAAAGATGAGTATATTACAAACTTCTGATTTTATAGGCCAATATCAAATTAGCCAAACGGTTTATGGTAGTTTAACTTCTTATATTGAAAAATACGAGCAATATTATTTATTGCGTTTATTTGGAGCTGAATTATATAATTTATTTGTTTCAGATCTTACTGGATCAACTCCACAAGTTCCACAAACACAAAAATACATTGATCTATTTAATGAATTTAGTATTGATGATGGTAACTGCATAAGAAGAAGCGAAGGAATAAAACAGATGTTAATCCAGTTTATTTACTTTCAATTTATTAGAGATACTAATTTTGAAGTAACTGATTCTGGAGTAATGCGTACTGCTTCAGAAGTAAGTAATATTTTACCTTATAATGGATTTAATTTAATAGAATCATATAACCAGGCCGTTGAAAATTACAACAATATTCAATGGTATATTTGTGATAAACCTTTAGATTATCCAGAAGAAAACGTACAACATATTGGTTATACTGCTGGAATATGAGAAATTTCCAATTATTAAATAATGCAGATGCTTCAATAAGTGTTACAAGTCAAGAAGTTAATTTAGATAAAAGAACAGAATGGGTGCTTTTAATTGATTTAAGCAATGCAGATGGTATTCCTTCTATTTATATAGATCAAGGATTTACTGGAGGTAAATGTATTCCAAATCCTTCTGAATGGTATGTTTTAGCAAACAAGTGTGATAGTACTGGAGAATTTATTATTGATGATGAACAAATCCAGATAAAAAGTAATTATTTTAAAGGTAATTGGTTTAGAATTAGATATGAAGCAAAAGATAATACTGCTGGAACAATTAGTGTAAAATTATCTTATAAAGATTTTCCATAATGCCAAAGACAATATATTTAGATAATACATTAAATGCTTGTGATCTTGAAGCTATTTTAAAGGCTGGTAATAATATTACTATTACCAAAATAAATGATTGCACTTTAGAAATTTCTGCTTCTGGAGGAGGAGCTGCAAATGGTATTAAATATCATTTTATTGCTGGAGAAAGTCAAATAATAGAAAATAGGTATCAATATAATTTATATTATAACTTAATTTTAGATTTAAATAGTAACTTTACTATTGATTTAGGAGGCCAATTAGTTGTACATAAAGGGTACATTTTAAACAATGGAACTTTAACTAATAACGGACAAATATTTAATTTATGAGCCAATATATTATTAATCAAATAGCTGCTGCAAGTGTTCCTAATGCTCCTTCTGGTGCATTTACTTTGTTTTTAGATACTGATGGAATTTGGAAGAAAAAAGATGAATTTGGAAATGTAACTCCAGTAAGTAATGCTGATAATGATGAAAAAGTAAAAGTAACTGGAGCAGATACAACTCCAGGTTATTTACAAGATAAATTAATTGGAACTGCAAATAAAATTTCACTTACCATAATTAATCCTGGAGCAAATGAAAGTTATCAATTAAATATTGGTAATGATGTTTTTGATATTTCAGTTAATACTTCAGATAATATAACAGAAGGAGTAGTTAATTTTTTTGTAACCAATGCAGAAAAAACTTTAATAGGTACTGCTTTACAACCTGGAGATAATATAAGCGAATTAAATAATGATGTTGGATATATAACTTCAAGTTTTAATATAGGTAATTCAGATTTAACAACAACAGATTTTCAAAGAACTTTAAATTTAGGAGATAGAAGATTTAACATTGAAGGTTATGGAACGGTTTTGTCAACAAGCGTTATTAGGTATCAATATTCAGATGGAGCAAATGCTGGGTTATTTGATTATGTTTTAAATAATTTTGGTAACGGATTATATACAAATGTAGATCATAGGCCAGGACAATATGTAATTGATAATGTTGGTAATCAAGATGGAGATGGAGGAGGATTAATTTTAGATCCAACACAAACTGCTTTAAGTTTTTATGATGGTATTGCTGGTCAAGAAAGAGCTTTTGCGTGTTCTCCAGATGGTTTAATATTAAGAGATGATATAATTCAAAGAGGTGCTGCTTATGATGCAGACTATTCAACAAATGGTATTGCTCAATTTGGCAATAGATGGATTCCAGATGTTGGATATACAAATCAACTTATTGAGAGTGCTAAAATAAAACAAAAAAGTGGAGTTGTATTAAAAGCAACTTTTACTGGTAATCCTAAAACTGCAACGGTAACTTTTGCAACACCTTTTGCAGATGCTAATTATTCTCCAATAATAACGTGTGAAGCTATAAATAGAAATGCCTACACTCCAATAGTAACAAATATAACTTCTGCTGGATTTACAATTAATATGACGGTTAATAATATTAACAATCTAACAAGTGTTAGATGGGTTGCAATTAAACACGGAGAAAATTAATATGGGTAAAACAAGTGTAAATGCAATAGAATTTGATAATCTAACTGCTGATCCAACAACTTTAACAGAATCTTTAACTTGGTATAGAAGTGATTTAAACGAGTTAAGATCTTATATTAATGGAGCAATTTTAGTTTTAAATGCTGGTAATGCTGCTCAATGGCTGCCTAATAGTGTTCCTTTAGATAGTTTATTACCTAAAGGAGCTACATTTTTTATTAATGGAGGAGCTGGAGTTTATTTATCTTTTTCTGGAACTGCTGATGATGCCGTTCATTATAATGATAGTTTAAGTAATGGTTTGCCGTATGATGGAAGCACTTTAGCAATGAAACTACATTGTAGATTAAGCTCAAATGGAGGTGCTGGAGATACGGTTGGTTTAATAGTTAATTATGCAATTACAAAAAACGGAGATAATACAAGCACAACCGTAACAAATATTCCACAACAAAATGTAGATGTTAGCACAGAATTGCAAGATGTTCAATTTGAGATAGTACTTGGAACAATGACTGGAGTAGTTGGAGGAGAAATATTATTGTTTAGTTTAACCAGAAATTCAAAAGGAGGAGGATCTGATTCTTATGGAGGTAATTTAGAAGTTTTGGCAATGGAACTTATAAAAATATAATTATGAATAAAAAACTTTGGGAACAAGATCAAATAGTAGTTGCTGAATATAGTAAAAGATGCGATGAAAGAGAGATTACATTAATGAATGGAACTATGAATTTTGTAGTTTATTTTATGATGTTGGATAATTCAAATGATGAAGATGAAGTAAAAAAATTAAATGCAGAAATAAAGGTTGCTCAACTATCAACAGAAATAGCTCCTTTTTTATATGCTTATAGATTAGGAAATACACAACCGTTAATTAATGGTATTCAAAATAGTAATTTAGAATATATGGATCAATCTGCAAAAGATTATTTAATTAACTACTTAACTTTATAAAATGCAACAAGGAAAAATAGAGATATTAACAACAAAAGTTTCATTAATTTTAGGTATGATTACTGGAGGATTAACATTAGCAGAAATAGATTTAATTTTAGCTTTAGTATTAAAGTTAGTTTCTATAATTTCTTTTATTATAGTTATTGCTTTGAATATTGATAAATTATTTGTAATGATTAAAAATAAATTTAGTAAAAAATGATCTTAATTACTAAAGAAAATATCTTAGAAGAATTGATTAAAGGATCAATAAAATTTAGTTTAATTTATCCTATTGAGAAAGGAAAACATTTTAGATTAAATAATTCTATAAGAGTTTTTTTAGATCCAGAACATTCAGTTAAAATTCCAAAAGGATTTGAATTTGATGGATCAAGTGTACCAAGATTTTTATGGTGGATCTTTCCAAGTTATGGAAATTTCTTTTTTGCAGCCTTATTACACGATTATTTATACCAAACACAGTATATGCACAAAGATTTAGGTTATCAAATAGCACAAGAATTAGCAGATATTGAGATGTTGGAATGGAGTAATATCATAAATAACAAGAATATTTTTAAAAAAATAGACAACTATTTAAGGTTTTTGGCCGTAAGGTTGTTTGGAAAAAAGGTTTATATTAATTTATGAGTTGTAAAGATAGAATAGAAACGGTTGATGTAGTAGGTAGTTTAGTTGCTTCTATTGATACTTCTATTAAAATTAATAGTGTAGTAGATAACGGAGGGAGTTATACCGTTAAAACTTGTAATACAAAGTATTTAAGGCCAAGATCAACTTTTGAACATAATGGAATAATATATACGGTAATTGATGATCCTGGATTTGAATTTGATCCGAACAGATGTTTTACCGTAACTGGACAAAGTATAATAACTGGAAATGTTATTGAATTACCAAAAATGAAATATTACTATGGAACGGTAATAGCAACAAGTAATGAATTAGACAAAGTTAAATTAGATACTAATAAATTTCCAATGGTTTATCTGCTGGAGGTTATAAGGGATGATTTTAACAATTTAGAAGAAGATAGAATAGATAGAAATTCAGATTTTAAGGTATTTTTTCTTGTAAATACTGATGAAGAAAATTGGTTAACTGCTGATCATTACAGAATGGCAATTAAGCCAATGAGAAATATGGTTTACCAGTTTATAGATGAATTAAATAATAATAAAAATATTGGAGAATTTTCTAATTTTACGGCAATTAACCACGTTAAATTTGGAGTTTATACTACCGACAAAGGGCATACTCGAAGGGTATTTAACGACAAAACAAGTGGAGTTGAGGTAAGATTAGATTTACCAATAATAGCAAGCCAATTATGTTTGGCTTGTAATTAAAATTAATAATAATTTAAAAATTTAAAAAAATGGCACAAGAATGTAATTGTGATACTGGATTATTTAACTTGCAACCTTCAAGTTGTGTTGCAACTCCAGGTATAGCTCGAAAATTTGTTTTTGTTGAATACTTTAAAGCAGATGGATCTGTTAATGGAGTAAATTTATCAAATCCTTTTGGAGAAGCTGAAATAGATGCTTTGTTAGCTCAAAGCGACAAAAATTTAAGATGGTTTTTATCTGATAGATTTAAAAACTTTGTAACAGAAAGAGCAGATCCTAACTTTGAAACGGTAGATAATGAAAATTTATTTATTAGTCAAGGAACAAGAACTATGACTGGTAACTTTTATGCTGCTGGAGCAGATTTAGCAGCTAAATTAGATGGTAATAGATGTGTTGAATTAGGAGTTTTTATGATTGATTCTGCAAATGGAATTAATGGAGTAGTTACAAGAGATTTATTTTTAGATCCTATAAGACTAAACAAAGAAACTTTCTTTAGTAAAATTAATTTCCCAACTGAATCAAACAGATTTAATGTAATGTTCTCAACAGAATGGGATCGTTTAGTTAAAGATGGAGATTTAAGAACTTTGGCTTTTTCAGATCATAAAACTGATTTATTAAACAAAGTTGGTTTAATTGATGTTTTAGCAAGATTTGGAACTGCTTCTTTAGCAACAGAAATTTCGATTGAACTTTATGATGTTGATGGTTCTGCTGCTGGAGATCCTTTTACTGGATTAGTTTTAGGAGATTTTACTATTACTAATGAAACAATTGCTGCTTCAATAACTGCTTCTGCTGCAATTGAAAGTCCTAATGGAACTTATACCTTTACAATACCAGCCCAAGTAACTGGAGATTTTATAACGGTAACCGCAACAAAGGCTGGATTTGATTTTAGTCAAACAACTAATGAGAAAATAACGGCACTTTAAAATTTGAAATATGAAAACTTTTAAAATAGGTAAATTAGAATTTAACATTGATGCTTGTAAAAAAATGAGTAAGAAAGAATTTGTAAAAATTCATTCAAGAAACTGCAATATATACAATGTTGATATTGATTATGCTTATGAAAAAGTTACTGGTAAAAAAGCTACTTCTAATAATGATTAGGAGTAGCATTACTAATGACTATTTTAAAGCAAATAAAGGCTAATTTAAGAACATTAGATATTAACTCTATTATAAGATCCATAATTTCAAGAGAAGAGGTTAAGGATTTTATAATAGATTTAAATACAAATAAGCAATTATTTGGTCAAGGCGAAAATAGCTTTGGAGTTAGATTAGAGAATGTACGAGGTAGAGATTATTCTGATCTTACCGTACAATTGAAAATTGAAGATGGATTGCCATTTGATAGAATAACATTATTCCAGACTGGAGAATTTTATAGTAGTTTTGTTGTAATTCCTGGAAATGATTATTTTACAATTTCTGCTGATCCAATAAAAGGAGATGATAATTTATTTGATGATTGGGGAGAAGATATTTTAGGGCTTCAAGATGAAAACCTACAACAACTTATTTTTTTTATAAAAGATGCAATTATTCAAGAGTTCAAAAGAGCCATTACAAGAGGTTTGTAATGTTTATGATAGTATAGATACCTTACCACAATGGAATTGGATTAAAGTACACGAAACTGGTAATTTAGCTTATATTAAGATACTACCAAATTATAGGAAGCTAAAAGAAGAAAATACTGAAGAATTAGAGGAGTTTTGGGCTAAAATTTATGATGAATTTATTGAAGAATTTGGATTTTCAGAAAATTATATTGAAGTTCTGGATCATAAAAAAAGAATAGCTATATTAAAAAATGATTTTGTAATTACTGATAATAGATTTTTATTAAATCATATTAGAATTGCAGAAAATAGATTAAAAGAAATTGAAAAAACTGCTCCAATTGGTGTTAGTTTTAGAGAATCAATAGTAATGATAGAGAAGGAACAAGGAATAAAAATAGATGCTAAAAAAATAAGTGTAGCAGATTATAATTCATACATTAAAACAATGAACAAAAATGGCAAAGCAGATTAAATTTAATGAGTTTGTAGATGCTCAAAGTGTAGAAGCTGGATTAAATACAATATTAGCTTCATTAAATAAGGTTGAGGAATCTTTGAAAAGTATTTCAAAGGCCAGTAAAAATGCTTTAAACTTAAATGAAGGAAAAAGTTTTAATGATGTTAAAAAATTAAATGATGAAATACAAAAAAGCAATAAAGTATATGATCAAAAAGCTAAAATAGCTAAAGAACGAATTGAAATAGAAAAAAAATTAAAAGTTGCAAGATCAAATGCTATTCAACAAAATGTTGAGATAAAATTACAATTACAAGAACAAAATAAAATAAATAAGCAATTAGCCAGAGAGAAATTAAATTTAGTTGGAGCTTATGAAAAAGAAAGTAAAAGATTAATTGCTTTAAGAAAACAATATAAAGATCTTGCATTAAGTGAAGGAGAAGGATCTGCAAAAGCAAAAGCTTTATTAAAAGATATAACTGCTTTAGATAATAAATTAAAAAGTGTAGATAAAAGCGTTGGCCAGAGCCAAAGAAATGTTGGTAATTATGGTAGTGCTTTACAAAGGTTAAAAGGATCATTCACAAGTTTGGCTGGAGCTGCTGGATTAACGGTTGGTGTAATGGGTGCTTTTAGAGTATTAAAAGATTCTATTGGATTAGTAAGAAAATTTGAATCTGCAAATGCTCAATTAGCTGGTGTTTTAGGAACGACACAAGAAGGAGTTAAAGTATTAACAGAAGATGCTTTAAGATTAGGAGCAGCAACTTCTTTTAGTGCTAATGAAGTTGCACAATTACAAACAGAATTTGCTAAATTAGGTTTTAATGAATCTGAAATATTAAATGCTACTGAAGCAACATTAGATTTAGCAGCAGCAGTAGGAGCAGATTTAGGAGAAGCTGCTGCAATAGCTGGAGCAACATTAGGAGGTTTTGGATTAGGAGCAGAAGAAACTCAACGAGTTGTTGATGTTATGGCCAAATCTTTTTCAACTTCTGCATTAGATTTAGAAAAATTCAAAGAATCAATGAAAACCGCAGCTCCAGCAGCAAAAGCAGTTGGAATAAATGTTGAAGAAACGACTGCTTTACTTGGAACATTAGCAAATGCTGGTATAAGTGGTTCAATGGCTGGTAATAACTTGAAATCTTCATTTATTAATTTAAATAAAGCTGGATTAACATTAGAACAAGGCCTGGAGAAAGTTGCTAATTCAGAAAATAAATTAGGTACTGCTGCTCAATTAGTTGGTAAAAATGCTGCTGCTTCCTTCCTTATTTTAGCAGAAGGAACAAAAACAACAGAAGAATTAACATTAGGTTTAGAAAAAGCTGGAGGAGCTGCAAAAGTGATGGCAGAAGAAAGATTAAATACTTTAGATGGAGCTTTAGCTTTGTTAAATTCAGCTTGGGAAGGTTTCATTTTAAACCTTAATTCTGGAACTGGAGCAGCAAAAGGAATGGCAAATGTAGTTAGATTTTTAGCTGATAATTTAGTTGGAATAATTACTACAATTGGAGCTTTAACTGCTGCTTTTTTAACGTATAAACTAACCGTTACGGCAACAAATGTTATAACAAAAGCATATACAATAACAACAAATGCTTTAAAAGTTGCACAAGCAGCATTAACTGGAGGTGTTCAAGGAGCAACCGTAGCAATGAGAGCTTTTAATGCAGTTACTAAAGCAAATCCAGTTGGTATTTTGGTAACGGTTTTAGCAGCAGCAGTAACGGCCTTTATAGCTTTTAGAGATTCGGCAACAGATGCAATGAAGGCACAAGAAGCTTTTAATGCAGAAGCAGAAAGGGCAAGAAAACAATCGCAAGAAAATGTTAAATTAATAAAAGAAGAAACAAACGAAAAAATAATTGCTTTACAAAATGATATTAGAATTAGAAGGGCTGCTGGAGAAGATTCTAAAAAGTTAGATGAAGAATTTGCAGAAAGAAGGAAACAATTATTAATAGAAGAAAGAGAAGATAATAAATTAAGAATAAAGGCTGGATTAGAAGCAGCAGAAATTGAAAAACAAAATTTGCTTTTAAAAATAAAAAGTGTAGAAGATCAAATTGCAGCACAAGAAAAATTAAGTATTCAAACTGGAAGGGATCAAGGATTATTAAATAAGTTAAAAGATGAAAGAAGCAAATTAGTAATAGAAGCTGGAGAAACTGCTGGAAGATTTAAAGGTGTTTTATCAAGTTTAAAAGATGCTAATATTAATTTAAACAAAGAAATTGCTCAAAGTGATAATGATTTAGCTGAAGTAATAGCTGGAAATACTGATAAAACGAGCAAGGAATATCAAAATAGATTAAAGGAATTAGAACTTTTAAGACAAAAATTAGAAGATATTGAAAATGGATTTATTAGTGATGATTTTGAAAGACAAAGAAAGGTAATCAAAACAAAATTTGAACGAGAAATTAAATCAATAAAAGGAAATTCACAAGTTGAAAAAGATTTAAGAGTAGCTTTAAAAAGACAAGAAGAACAAGAATTGCAGAAATTAGCTGAAGAATTTTTTAAGGCCAATGGAGAATTTCAAGAAGAAAAAGTAAAAGAATTAGCTGGTAAAAAAAGTAATGTTTTTCAAGAATATTTAGAAAAAAGAAAAACTGAATTAGAAAATGAATTGAAGCTTGAAGAATACTATTCTAATTTAAGAGTTGAAATACAAAAAAGCATTTTATCTAAATTAGAACAAATTTCTACAAAAAGAAGTGAACAAGAAATTGAAGCAATAGATAAAGAAATTGCAGCTAATGAAAAAAGACAAGATCAATTAAGAGAGTTGGCACAAAGAGATGTTTTAGGAGCTGATCAAAGTATTGCAGCAGAAAAAAAACGTGCTGCTGAATTAGAAAAAGAAAGGCAACAAGAGGTTAGAAAACAAGAATTAAAAACTGCTGGTTTTAAAATATTATCTGCTTTATTAGAACAAGGCAAAAGTCCACAAGAAGCAATACCAGAAGTAGGCCTTCTTTTAGGAGCTTTACCAGCCGTAATAGATGCAATACCTACATTTTATACTGGAACAAATACAACCGTTGCAGATGCTTTAGGAAGTCCACATTTAAACACTCAAAGAGATGGCTATATAATAAGAGCAGATGGATCTGAAAAAATATTAAATCCTTCACAAAGTAAAAGAACTGGAGGAAGAACAACAGATGAAATTACCTCAATAGTTGAAAAATATGATAATGGTTTATTGACTGGTTTAAATGATTATAACCAGCCAAAAGTTTTAAATACTAATTGGCAAACAAATGATCAAATTTTAAGTAAATTTAATTCATTAGAAAAATCTATTATTAATACAAATAGAAGAATTGAGGAGGCTATAAATAAGCAGCCAGTTTTAGACGAAGTTAAATTCAATAAGATAACAAAAGAAATGATGGTTGTAATGAAGTCAAATAATAAGACAACAAACACAAGATCCAGCATTAAAAAGAGTATATTTTAATTATTTTTGTAATTATTAATGGCCGAAAACACAATAAATACCAGAGAATCTTTTGAAATTAACGGATTAACCGTTAATCCTCCAGTAGAATGGGCTGATATTGAAATTGAAGCTTCATTTGACAATGATAATATTCAACCAAATATTACTATTGATACTTTTAGATTTGTAAATAAAGAGGCCACAATATTAAAAGACTGGATTAATAACGGTTTTCCTGGAATATTTGAGGGTATTCCATTTAAAATAAAGGGCTTTAACAATACAAATAATTTATCTGTTTTCGATGGATTTATAAATTTGTCAGATGATGTTTCACTTTTAGAAGATGGATCTGTTAATGCTAAAGTAATCAAGAAAGATGGTTTAAATAATTTACAAGATAGATTAGATGCTTTAACTTTTGGTTTCCTGGAGGACATAGGCATAATAAATTCTTCAAATTATACAACAATAGATTACGTTGTTGAAAAAAAAATAAATGCAGTTGAATTAATTATTTCAAATGTTGTTTTATTTTTAATGATTAAAGAATTAGCTGAATCAATTGAAAGAGTTGCTACTGATATTGCAACTGGAATAGCTTTAACTTCTATTCCATTAGGAGGAGCAATTGGAGCAGTTGTTTGGTTTGCAGCAAAAGCATTAATCAATTTATCTTATGCAATTGTTTTATTGGCAGCAGTTATTAACTTAGCAAATAAACTTTTTCAATTGTTATTACCTCCAGTAAGACAACATAAGGTTATGAAGTTAAGAACGGCAATGGAACGAGTTTGCATTGCTTTAGGTTATAATTTTGTAAGTCCAATTACGGAATTAGACGATGTTTATTTTTTACCTTCAAATCCAAGACAAGATAATGTTAGTTTATTAGATGGATTAATTACAACTTATAAAGGAACACAATCTGGAATACCAAATCAAATTGATTTTGGTTATGGTTGTGGCGAATTTTTCCAGGTAATGAGAGAATTATTTAATGGTAAATATGCAATAGTTGGTAATGATCTACATTTAAGAAGTTTAAATGATCCATATTGGGTAAAAACTTCAACATATCAATTACCAGATGTATTAATTGAGGAGCAGAAATATAACACAAATGAATTAAATGCAAGATGGTCTTTAGATTTTAAAATAGATTTAAGAGATGATTGGACAATAGATAATTATGTTGGATCTTCATTAGAAAGAGTTACTGATGCTATAACCGTAAATAATTTAAAAGCTAAATATTTAAAAGGTATAGAAGAAATCCAAATACCTTATGCTTTAGGTAACAGAAAAGATCAATTAAATGCAGTTGAAAACACTTTAAAAGTTGTGGCTGGTTTAATAGATTCGGTAACTGGTGCTTTTGGATCTGGAACTAACTTTGTTTCTACAATGAATAATAAAGTTGGAATGTTAAAGGTAAGCGATAATTCACATTCAATACCTAAATTATTATTTTTGAAAGGAGGTAAAATACCAGTTAATGATCGTGTTTCTTTTTCTGCTCCAAAAATGTATCAAAAATACTGGAATGAGAGTAGTTGGGTAACAAACGCAAATAAAAGGCAAAGAAAAGTTTATAATAATGTAAGAATACCTTTTGGATTAAATGATTTTGTGAAGCTAATTGATAATAATTACATAACAGATTCAAACGGTAATCTTGGAAGGGTTTTAAATATTAGCTGGAATTTATTTTCTGATTATGCTACAATAACATATTATACAGAATTTAAATATGCTCCAAACTTAAAAGAAACTTTCATAATAGCACAATAAAAATGGATAACTTTACTAAAATAATTGAAGATTTAAAAGCAAATTCTATTGCATTAAATAAGGCTGCAAATTTAGAGTATCAAAAGGCCGTAACTAAGCTGAAGGAAGAAGGAACTGAAGAAGAAATAAAGAAGTTCGAGAGTATAGAAGAAAAATTAAATAAGGCCAAAGAAAGTTTAAATTCAAAAGATGCTTTAAATGTTATTTCTCAATTAAAAAATATGATAAATGGCAATTAAAACAATAGTAAATAGCGTTAAATTTTTTAATGAATTTAAAAATGATCCTGGATTTGTTTCTAATTTAGGATCTTTTACCACAAATTTAACTGGAGAAGTTTTAACGAATGTAAAAGTTGAAATTTCAGTTGATATTAGCTGGGGGGTTGTTTATGCTCCTCCAGGAGGTTTTAACTGGATATTAACAAAGTCTGGAACATTATTAACAATTGTTTCAAATGATGGTTATGATTTTATTAATGAAGGATTTGCTGCTGGAGATGTTGTTGATTTAGGTCTAAATATTGGAGGAACACCAGTTTTAGTTCCAACTTTACCAATTACTTTTGTATTAGGAAATACAATGGTTATTGATACTGGAGTTTTAATTGCTTTACCTGGAGGAATAATAGGAGTTAGGATTGATGGTAAAAATGATTTAGTTGCTTTAAAT